CAATCGCAAATAATTCATAAGGCAATTGGCTCTCCAGCCCATCCTATAAAGGACGAACCCCGTAGTTCCATAAAAATTGGTGACACCTAATCCCTGAAAATAGTTAGCTAACTATCAATCAAAATTTCATATTTTAGAGCGCCTAGAGCGCCATTCAAGATTTTGAGTGGTGCTCTATTTTTTTACTGAAACGGAGTGAATCAAATGGCAGTAGAACAGAAAAAAATCCTGATTCGGCGGGGAAATAAGGCAGACTTAGTCTTGACCGACTTACAGCCCGGAGAACAGGTACTTGCTCTTGATACGAACGAGGTCGGTATCAAGACAAGCGGTGGGGACATGATTTGGTATGCGACAAAGGAATCGGGGCCAAATGCGGCGGTGCTGAAGAGCGAATTGCTGAACCTTGTTTACCCGGTCGGTTCCATTTATGCAAGTATTAGCAGCACTAACCCCGGTACGCTTTTCGGTGGTACATGGGTAGCGTGGGGCGCGGGACGCGTACCTGTCGGAGTAGATGCGAATGACACAGATTTCAATGCCGCTGAAAAGACGGGCGGCGAAAAAACACATACATTAACTATTGCAGAAATGCCAAAGCACAAATTTCACGTTGAATATTCCAATACTGGGAAATACGTCAATCTGAATAGTGGAGGCAGCCAGTACAATCTAACCTATAATACCAATGGCACAGATGACCACGCTGATTTGCAGACCAATGAATTAGGCGGCGACCAGCCGTATAACAACTTGCAGCCCTATGAAACCTGCTATATGTGGAAGCGGACAGCATAATGCAATATTCCTTAATAGGGCAATTAAGCCGGCACAGAAGCCGGATATTTGAAAGGAAGATATTATGAGTAATTTGAAAGGCATCGATATTAGCGACGTACAGAAAAATGTTGGCTGGGAAAAGGCAAAAGCCGCAGGGCTTGATTTTGCAATACTGAAATGCGGATTTGGCGCAGATGAAAAGGGACAGGATGAAGATTATTTTGAGCGCAATGTGAGTGAGTGCGAACGTCTCGGCATCCCGTGGGGTGCGTACCTGTACAGCTATGCAATGTCTCCGGCGGGGGCACAGAACGAAGTACGGCACATCTTGCGCGTGCTGAAGGGCCATAAGCCGTCTTATCCAGTCATTATTGACATGGAGGATGCAGACGGGTACAAGGAACGGCATGGCGGGATTCCGTCGGCACAAATAATTACCGATATTCTTAAGGCCGAGCTAACCGCACTGGAATCTGCCGGGTATTATGCCGGATGGTATGCCAACAAGGATTGGTGCCTGAACCATTTGTATCCGGAACAACTTAAGCAATGGATGCTTTGGTATGCCCGCCCCGGAGTTGCTGCCCCAGACAGGCCGTGCGGGATTTGGCAAAACCAGCAGGGCGGAACAGGCGGGAAATGGCCGGGCGTATCTGGTGCCTGTGACCTTGACGTCTCATACAACGACTATGCGGCTGTAATTAAAAAGGATGGCCTGAACGGCTGGGAAAAAGCTCAGGCCCATGCTTCGGCCACTAATCCTGCCCCTGTTTCTGCACCTGCTCATTCACCCACCCCGGCAAGAAACACTGGAAACGCGAATATCCGCACAGCGCAGGAGTTTTACAATGCGCGTGGTGCGGGAATCGCGGCTGACGGTATCTGGGGGCCTGCAACACGCGGGGCGGCAATCATGTCCGTCCAGCGCGGGTGCAATCAGGCATATGGCTCTGGGCTTGCCGTGGATGGTATCTGGGGGCCGCGTACTGAGGCGGCTATCCGTACACTTCGCATGGGTTCAGACAATTCAGCAGTATACAGCTTGCAAGCCGCGCTCATGGCTCACGGATACAGCGTCGGTAATTCCGGAATTGACGGGAAATTTGGTTCTAGAACCGAAGCGGCAGTCCGTGCATTTCAGTGCGCTTCCGGCCTGACTATTGACGGGCTGGCTGGCAAAAAGACGTTTGCGGCATTATGCAAGTAAACAGGCAATTTTAGCTCCTAATTGAGCAGAAAGAACGAGATAAACACATGAATGATTTTA